CCCCTCTGGTGCTCTTGGAAACGGTTTATAAAAACCGATTAATAAGAGTTCCAATTACAAGAAAAGCAGACAAAGCTTTCCTAAAGTCGGTTCTAGACAGCTAGGGAACCGAGATACGCTTCTATGAAGGTGGATGAAGGTCGCACGCCCCTGGAATACAAAACACCAGGGTCGAGAAGTGACCAACCACCTGCATAGGAAATACGACGTATCTTTGTGCGCACCTTACGGCGCTCGGCGAAGGGGGTTCTAGATTGACTCCCTAGTAATGCACCCCTGATGAGAGCTAGTTCATAGCCCCTGCGATACTTGACCTGTAAATCAGGCCAAGACTCCTTCAAAATCTCCATCCATGACCACGTTTGAGTCTTTCGACTATAGCGTGAGAACGGAGAAGACAAGAAGGTATCTAACTCAACCTCTAGCGCAGTGTCGACATTTCCTTGATAAGGACGTGTAAACATAAGCGGAAGAGGAATGAGACCAATGAGAAAATCGTTGGCCTCAGAAAAGATGTAAGAAATTACATCCTTTCGGCGAGTTAGGTTGCAGAACTTGAAAATGGATTCGATAGAATCGAACTCATAATCGAGTGTCACCGGTCTTACATCAACGCCTTCAAACCAGTCTGCACCACAAGACTCTCTGAACGGACCTTGTAAAAAGGTCTTATCCAGATTGGCTTTAAAACCGCAAACTCCTAGCAGTTGGAGAACGCGGCCGGCAATGCTACGTCTCACTATGATGTCGTCGCCATAAACCGAAAAATCGGAAGGCTTCTTCATCTCTGTGGTCGCAACATGGCAAAGCGACGCAAAAATAAGCGTCTCAAGTGGAAAGCAGAAACCGTTACCCATCGTAGTAAACTTTTCATAAGGACGAATAACACCCTCAATCTTGTAACTACGGGAGCGAATTTGGTCCAAAAAGCTGAACCAATCAAACGGAAGTAAGTTACGACACAATTCTATACTAATGCTATCACTAGCACTAGAAAGATCAATCGTAACGTACGGATCATTGCCCAAATCATCGGAACTACCCTCACGGGCAAGCCTTTGATTGAGACTTTGATCATTCAGATCAATGCCGACACGCTTAAGTTTCTTTCGCATAAGTATGTCGACACCTTTCTGAAGGTATCCGTTAAGTAACGGTTCGACAGCAATAGTCCTTTCGGTCTTTACTGTCTTGGGCACAAACGCGATATTGTTGTAGTCTACGAAGCAAGCCTTTGATTCGAAACTTTCATTGAAAGAATCGTTGTCAAAGCTGAAGAAACGACTTCGTGAACCTCTTACGAGGTATTCACGAATATGTACGTCGCCCTTCAGGAAACCGCGCGCATAGTAGAAGGCGCTAGGTGACACGGTCCAACTCTCCGCTAACATTTTGCGAGCAGAATTGGTAGCATTTCCGTGAACACCAACAGACGCGCCAGGACCAAAGTTGCAGTTATCCATCACAAATGAGGGATCAAAATCCCCTAAGACGTAATGGATCCATGAGCGCGCGCTAAATAGCGCTTGCTCATGCGGACTCCTCAAAGAATCGAAGAGAAGAAACTTTTTATTCATACGCTTGCATTTACGCTCGCTTTTGAGAAAAGTTTCAAGCGCCGCTTTCTTGGGATCAAACATAACCTGATCCGGAGGAAAGGGGTACTTCCGTATAACTGCAGCCAACTGATTGCACAGCCGATGCTCGGCTGCCGTCTGAAACACAGTAGACGAGATGCGATCAGCGACCAACACCATATCGGTGAAAGCCCCTCGTTCTTTTAAAGCGAGGAGTTCAGTCGAGACAGGATGGTCAATGGACCTCAACAACGTGTCCAGAAAGCGTAGGTAATTAGCCCACGCGTGCTTCCGGAGTAGGTTGTTGCACTTGCTGAGTGTTAACAGCCTTGGAGACTTCTTCACGAATACCTCCTGATTTGCTCACTGATAGCGAAATGCTACCAGTGGGAACGACTAAGATAGCGATGATTGCCAGCGCCACGACAAGACAAATACCGAGATACCGTTCCATCAGTAACTAATGGTCTGGTTCTTGATAAACGTCTTGAAGCTGGCGTGAGCAAGCCACGCCGCAAAGTCGTTAATCAGACTGTCAATGTCAGCTGACGCGGCTCCGACCGGAAAACTTGTACTGAGATCCAAAATCCCGTCATGGACGGGAGTGAGGGCACCAGTAAGAGTAAACGATCGGGACCACTTCGACTGCCCTCGTGCAACACCACTGAAGAGGCTGGACGGCTTCGGAAGCGTACGCGCAAGTCGGAGATCATCTTTCCAACTGAGCGTATGCGCCGGAGCAATATAGCCAACAGCATTGGTGGCGTACGAATCGGCAGTTACTGATTTGGCATTGATTGTCAAACTCATCGGGATTTCCCTAATGATGATGCGTTAAAAAACAAAAACCCATCTCTTAGGAGTGACCGGTTTTAATGACGGTCAAACCCTATACTGTTGAGCCACTGTATTGCTACAGTGAGCGCGTCAGTCGCACGCACGAACTGATCCAGTTTGAAATCATTCCGGATAGTTAGTTTAGTGCGGAAAGTGGGGGAATAGCGGTGGTAAATCCTTGTTTTTCTAATTAAGGAATCACCTAAACCGCCACTTACGGTTCGTACAGTTGGATTAGTAGCAGTGACACCGCCATAAGGCGCCCAGACCGAAGTCTGAAGCGTATTAAGCGATACACCGCCACCTTTCTCAACGAACCCCGGTCGTGGAATGTTAGCATAGAAATTATCCCCTATGTTGACAAACCAGTCGATGACGAAGGAATACCGAAGAAGTTCCCACGGTAGTCCAACAAGGTCTCGGAAAGTAAATCCGAGATCCTGTAAAGGGCCCAACGTATAACTGTCAGAGAAACTAGCACGAATCTTAGCTTGACTCGTGGTCGCTCTCCGATGGTTAAATGTTAGAGCACTGTCAACGTAATGGTAATCGGTTATCTCTTGATAGAAAAGATCCTTAACAGCGCGAGCTGTATAGATCTTTGGTGCCTTTTGATAACCTCTCTCCATGACCTTTCTTATCGCCTTGATGCTATTCACAAGCGGCATAATGCCGTAACGGAATCGCAACCATTCGGATGACGCGAAGATAATAAGAGCTTTGCTATTAGCATTAACCTTCCTATATGTCTTCAACCGCTTGCCACTTCTCCGAAGAGATTTGACAAGAGTGATGACATTTTCGGCTGGCGAATGTAGCATCGCAAAGGTCTTCCCCATTTCTGCTAAATCTTCAAGCAGATTGGCTTGACCCTTCCCTCGATTAGAGAGACATTCTATCCACGTTTCGTCCACTGCGGCCGTAAGAGTATCACCAGGAAAACTAGTCCCATGAAGGGGCAAGTTCGCCCAGTAACAGCAATTAAGGAAGAGAGCGCCTGTACTGGTTGACGTACCTATAAGGTTCGGTCCAGTACAGACAGGCGTCACCCAAGTCAAAACGAGATTACTACTACCAACAACAGTAATAGTGCTCTCGGTGATATCCATATCGTTATAAACGAATTGTTTACCACGCAACTTGTACCAATCTTTCGTAACATAGTCCGACATAGTCTTCTTGTAACCTTGATAATATCCAGCCGTATACACTGTGGTCTTAGGTACGCGATTAGCGCACGTAGTCCAATTAAGTGTTTCGGTGTATAAAATTGGGGTTGCAATATTACCTGTTGAACGGTACCGAAAGGTTGACATGACGTCTCCGCAGAAGTGATAAGAATACTTCTTTCTTAAGGAAGTAGAAGTACCGCACAAAGCGGTAGAACATCCCGTTTCAGGACAATCATACGAGGAACGAACAGAAATATGCAGCATCTTTTGATGCGGCGAACCCCTGAACGTACAAAGTGTACCCGATGAGAAACCGACGAACCTCAGAATGCGACATTCTCATGACATTCCTAACACGCCTATAAGACGCATTATTGGTGTCAAAAGAAGCAGCAGCAGAGGTAAGAAGGCTCTCTTCGATACTTATGAACCACCCGTTACTGACGACTCGGAACATAAAATCGTTCCGGTGTGTTAGAAACTGAGCGCTCATACTTTGACTCCTTATATGAAAG